ACCATTCAGAACACCGGGTGGTCCAAAAAAATTTTCCGTGTATGTAAAAAAACCAAATGGTAATATCGTAAAAGTAAACTTTGGTCACAAGGGCGAAGGTGGTAAGAAAACCATGCGTATTAAAAAAAGTAATGCAGCTCGTAGAAAATCATTTCGTGCTCGTCACAATTGTCAATCTCCCGGACCAAGACATAAGGCAAGATATTGGTCATGCCGTTTTGGATGGCCGTCAAGTGGCAAAGGTGCAATAGATAAGACTTAATATATGAACCCAGCAACTTTCAAGTCGATGCTTACTCCCGAAATGGGAACAAATAATGTTACAGATACAGACCACGCTGCACAAATACTTGCTGATGCATATGATTTGGCAAACATAGGTTCTAGTTGCACATTTTTTGGTTCATCAGTTATTAGTGGTGATAAAGATACATTGCAAAAATTTATCAAGTTAGCTTTTGATACCAATAAAACTACAAATACAAAAGAAGGTTTTATTTTAATGGCAACTGGATTTTGTGCATATTGGTTGAAAGCTATATTTACACCATTACCAACTTTGCCTCCTACGATAAGTCCGTTAAAAGGCACAACTGTTCTTTTTCCAGGAGAACCTACGGAATTGGAAAAAGATTTAATAAAGGCATTTGACCAACCAGAATTTGAAATGTTTGCTGATACATTGTATAATGCATTAGTTGCACATCATACTAAAATAGCAGGAACATATAATGGACTAATACCCGCTTTTCCATCACCAATTCCTGGTATATTGCCTTGGGTTGCAATTTTAAGTGCACCTTTACCTGATACAGGAACTTCCGGCACAAGTGGAAAGGATGGATCATCTGGAACAAAAGGTAATGGTGGAACTGGTGGAACATCTGGAACTGGTGGAACATCTGGAACTGGTGGAACATCTGGAACTGGTGGAACATCTGGAACTTCTGGTTCTGGTGGAACTGGTGGAACATCTGGAACTGGTGGAACATCTGGAACTGGTGGAACATCTGGAACTTCTGGTTCTGGTGGAACTGGTGGAACATCTGGAACTTCTGGTTCTGATAAAGGTATGGGTGGGTTCGATACAAAAGGAGTTTCTGATTATAGAGTAAAGTTAAGATTATCTAATATAGTTCGTAGTGTTGATGGGAAATATAATGCAGATTCTATAATAAGATTTGCTTTAAGTGACTTCCAAAGACCTGTACCTAACCAAATAAAATATGATAGTACGTTTAATAAAAAATTGATACCAGAGATTGGAAACTTAAAAGGACAAGATAGAAATAGATTATTTTACATATTCGATTATATGATTGAACAAAAAAATCTTGAATTAGACAATATAACTGGATATGTAAAATATGGATCAGTTAAAATAACATAATACTACATATTTATCTATATGAATAAATGCACAGAAAATATAGTAAGAGAAATAATAAACAAATATCTACGATCAGTAATCATCGAAGGAAAAAAACCCAGTGGTGGTCTTACTGGTTGGTTTAGAGAAAAATGGGTTGATATTTCTCGTAATAAAAAAAGTGGTGGTCATCCACCATGCGGCGCCTCTGCTGGTAGTAAGGCAAGAAAAGGTGGTAAAAGAGCATATCCCAAATGTGTTCCTGCATCAAAAGCCGCTTCAATGTCAAAAAAACAAAAAAGAAGTGCAGTATCACGAAAAAGAAAACACGGTACAACCGGTCGTGGTAAGGCAAAAATGGTTTCAACTTATACAAAAGGTTAATTATGAATGGTGTTTTGGAAGAAAAAATTGGCAAATATGTGAAAATGTTTGTCATTGGAGTTTTTGCAATACTTTTTGTTTATTTAGTTTATGACAATAATCGTTCAAAAGAACAGATAAAGACATCAACAAAAACAAAAGATAGTTTAGACGCTTTAATAAACAAATATGAGTTTGATTATACTAATTTGAAAAAAAGAGCTGATGAATTAGACTCACTAATTAAAGTTCGTAAGGACAGTATTCTTATCATACGAAAAAAATTCTATGTTTATCGTGATAAAGAAATAAAAAATCCTGATGAAGCCACAAAGTATATTATCAACTTTTTGAAAGACTAATCTATGAAGTATTTAATTGCCCTATTATTTTCAGTAACAACTGTGTTTGCAGTTGAAAATGACTCTGTTATATGTTTTAAGAAAACCGATGTGGTGAAGATGGCAAATCGTATTCAACTAATTCGTGATTCAGTTGAATATCTAACCGCAGTTGTAAATGCTCAAGATACTTTAATAGAATTTCACCAAACTCGTTTTGACTTATATCACCAACAATTAAAAAATCGTGACCAAGCTATTGATGCTTGTAAAAAAAGAAGTGTAGAATTGGAAAAAATTATTGATGAACTCCAACCAAAATGGTATGATAATAAATTACTTTGGTTCTTTACTGGTGTTGGAACTACTCTTGGGATAGTATTTGCAGTTCAATGAGTAAGAATCTAAAAGATATTATCAAAGAAGAATACGCAAAGTGTGCCGCTAATCCGGTATACTTTATGAAGCGTTATGCTAAAATTCAACATCCAACCCGTGGCAAGATATTATTCGACCTATATCCATTTCAGGAAGATGTCCTCAAAGAATTTAACACTAACCGGTGGAACATTGTATTAAAGTCTCGTCAGTTAGGTATATCCACAGTTATTGCTGGATATTCACTTTGGTTGATGTTATTCAATCAAGATAAAAACATTCTTGTTATTGCTACAAAACAAGAAACTGCTAAAAACTTGGTTACAAAAGTTCGTGTTATGTATGATAATATGCCAAGTTGGTTAAAGACTGGTGTTCAAGAAGATAATAAACTTTCACTCCGATTTAAGAACGGTTCACAAATTAAAGCCGTTTCTGCTGCAGCTGACTCTGCTCGTTCTGAAGCACTTTCACTTCTTATCATAGACGAGGCCGCCTTTATTGATGATATAGATAGAATATGGGCATCTGCACAACAAACACTTGCAACCGGTGGTACTGCAATAATCAACTCTACTCCAAATGGTGTTGGTAATTTTTATCATAAACAATGGGTAAATGCAATAAACAAAGAAAGTGCATTTAATCCAATAGAATTATTATGGCAAGTTCATCCAGACCGTGACCAAAAATGGCGCGATGAACAAGACAAACTATTGGGTCCTAATATGGCAAAACAAGAGTGTGATGGAAATTTTCTTACATCTGGTCGTTCCGTAATTGATGGTGAACTTGTCCAATGGTATGAACAAACTTATGTGTGTGAACCAAAAGAACGGCGTGGTGCAGAGGATGCTTATTGGATTTGGGATTATCCAGAACCAAATAAAACATATATGGTTATTGCTGACGTTGCTCGTGGTGACGGAAATGATAATTCAGCATTCCATGTGATTGATGTAGAAAATATGGAACAAGTTGCAGAATACAAAGGTAAACTCGATACAAAAACTTATGGTAATATGTTAGTATCAGTTGCAACAGAATATAACGATGCTCTTCTTGTAGTTGAAAATGCTAACATTGGGTGGGCAGCAATTCAACAGATTATTGATAGAGGTTATCCAAATCTTTATTATACATACCGTGAAGATGGGTATACTGATCCATCCGTTCATATTCCAAAGGGTTATGACTTAAAAGACAAGGCACAAATGATTCCTGGATTTACTACAAGTGCTAAAACAAGACCACTTTTGATTTCAAAATTGGAAACATATTTTCGTGAAAGATTACCAATAATAAAGTCTTCAAGATTAACACAAGAACTATATGTGTTTGTTTGGAATGGTGCAAAGGCAGAGGCACAAACAGGATATAATGATGACTTGGTTATGTCATTTGCAATAGGACTTTGGGTTAGAGATACTGCTCTAAAACTTCGTCAAGAAGGACTGATGAAGACACGAATGAGTTTGGATTATATGGGGAAATCAACAACACCACTAAAACCTTCATATCAATATGGAGATGACCTACATGGTTGGAATATGACAGTCAATGGTCAAAATGAAGACCTTACTTGGTTAATAAAATAGAGTTTGTATTTTTTCCTACATATTTATATTAAGTTTATATTACATAAAATAGGTGACAAATGGCACAAAATAAATCATTGTTTGATAGACTAAAAACACTTTTTTCTACTAATGTTGTTGTTCGTAATGTTGGTGGTAAAAAATTAAAAGTTGTTGATACTGCTCGCTATCAAGGTGATGGAAACCCACACACATCAAAAGTTATTGATAGATATGGCAGATTACATGGAACAAAGGGAACTCCAATATCAGTATACAATCAATACAATTCATTCGCAGCAACAAAAATAGATCTTTATACTGATTATGAATCAATGGACACAGATGCCATAATATCATCTGCACTTGACATATATGCAGATGAAAGCACACTCAAAAATAATCAAGGTGATGTTTTAACTATCAAAACTGACAATGACAATATACGTAAAATTCTTCGTAATCTTTTTTATGATGTTCTTAATATAGAATATAATCTTTGGCCATGGATTCGTAATCTTTGTAAATACGGTGATTTTTATTTGTATATGGATGTAAAGGAAGAATTGGGTGTTACAAATGTTGTTCCGTTTTCACCATATGAAGTTCAAAGAGAAGAAGGAACTGATCCGGAACATATCTATATGACAAAATTTGTATACGAAGGTCCTCTTGGTAGAGGTGAATTTCAAAATTATGAAATGGCACATTTTAGATTATTAGGTGATACTAATTATCTTCCTTATGGTAAATCAATTTTAGAAGGTGCTCGTAAACTTTACAAACAACTAGTTTTAATGGAAGATGCGATGTTGATACATCGTATTATGCGTGCTCCTGAAAAACGTATTTTCAAAGTTGATATTGGTAATATACCACCGGCTGAAGTAGACCAATACATGAATAACCTTATGAATAGAATGAAGAAGACTCCCGTTATCAATGAACAGACTGGTGACTACAATCTCCGTTTTAATATGCAAAATCTTTTGGAAGACTTTTATCTTCCTGTTCGTGGTGGACAATCTGGTACACAAATTGAAACACTTGCAGGTTTACAATATCAAGCAATTGAAGATATTGAATATCTTAAAAGTAAAATATTTGCTGCCCTAAAAGTTCCAAAACCGTATTTGGGCTATGATGAAAGTATAGAAGGAAAGGCAACACTTGCCGCTCTTGATATTCGTTTTGCTAGAACAATAGAAAGAGTACAGAGAATTGTGATTTCTGAATTGACAAAGATTGCTATTGTTCATCTATATTCACAGGGATATGAAAATGCAGATTTGGTAAACTTTGAATTGGGATTAACAGGACCTTCTATCATATATGAACAAGAAAAAGTTGCTCTTATGAAAGAAAAAGTGGACTTGGCGGGAACACTGATAGAAAAGAAACTATTTTCATTGAAATATATTTATTCAAACATATTTAACCTTTCAGAAGACGAAGCAGAATTTGAAAAGAATGAAGTTCTTGAAGATATTAAACATATGTTCCGTCAAAAACAAATTGAAAATGAAGGAAATGATCCAGCAGTAACAAAGGAGTCATTTGGAACACCACATGATATTGCAAGTATGCAAATTCGTGGTGGTAGTAAAATGATAACCGATAATGAAGTTCCAGAAGGTGGTTGGCCTGGAGCTGGTAGACCTGCTAAGAATTTAAGTTATGGAACAGATAACAGTCCATTTGGCAGGGATCCAATCGGAAAGAAAGATATTGGTAATACATTGAAGGTTAATAATTCACCAAAAGTAAATTACAAAGGAAATTCACCGTTATCACTTGAAAACCGTGATATAGGTAAATTGATAGATAGTATGTCCGGTATAAAGATTAAAACAAAAAAAATAATATCGGAAAGTCTTAAACCGACTATTAAACACGAAAATGAATCAAATTTGTTGAATGAGAACAATTTATTAGATGAATTGTAAAATTGCCTATATTTATTCTATGAAAGTGCACATAAACAGGTATAAGGAACAATGAAGAAAATTAAACATTCTAAATTCAAAAATACTGCAATGCTGTTTGAGTTATTGACTCGTCAAATAACATCAGACATCATTTCCTCCAACGAATCTGTTGCCATTCAGATTCTCAAAAAATTCTTTAATAAGAACACAGAACTTATTAAGGAATATAAATTGTATAAAACCCTTTGTGATGAAAAATTAAAGTCAGACACGAAGGCAAATATGTTAATAGAGGCAGTATTGAAAGCAAGACGTGGGTTAAACAAACATAAATTACAGAACGAAAAGTATGAATTGATAAAATCAATCAAAGAAAACTTTGATATTGATACATTTTTTCAAACAAAAGTTCAAAACTATAAAATACTTGCGTCA